AGCTTATTTAGATCAAACTTAGAAGATATTTTCCAAGTCAGATCAAAACCAGACCTTTTAATACCTCTGTAGATAGCAGCTTCTTGATCAATTGGTTTTGGCTTATCGTATTTAATACGAAGTTGATCACCTTCTACTAGAATGTCAAGGTCTTTTTTGTCAAGGCCTACTGCGGCAATTTCAAATCGAATGCCGGCTTCTGTTTCGTAAATGTCTACTGGGTGTGTTACTTTCTGCGTAATTGCAGCAAAATGTGATTGTGTTTCTAACAAATCTCTCCAGAGCAGGTCAAATGGATCCAGCTCGAATGGTTTAAATATACTCATCGTTTTTAGTTTGTGTTGCCTTACGGTCAACGGTTAAAAAATTAATTGTTCAAAACTAAGGCCTACCAAGTACCTTTCTTAATAAATATCGCCTAATGTCCGTCGCGCAAATTGGAAGCTAGTGCTGGAGGTGCTTTCAAATCAATACTTAGCTTGGTCGTGTTCTCCATACAATCCTGGACGATCCTGGCCGCTTCTTCTGCTTTTGCATGATCTACTTCAATTACCAACTGGTCATGGATTTGAGCACATACCCAACCTTTAATGCCAACCTCTTGGAACTTACGGTTGATAGCCAAAGCTGCACGGTTTACGATTGAAGCAGCTAGACCTTGAATCTGGACGTTACAACTATTGTTGAGTCCATTGATGTAGTCACGGCTTAGGTTCTTGATGTTGTCTACACCATACTGCCTTTCCATCTGCTTCTTGATGTTCCAATCAAGTAGATCATCACCTATCTTGTCGTAGATAGCTTTTACTTTTGGTAAGTGGCGAATACGACCAACCTGTGTTTTAACATAGCCTTGCTCTTTAGCTTGCTTCTTAGATCTTTCCATCCACTTCTTGAGTTCAGGGAACCCATTCAAATAACCATCAACAAGCTTCTTAGCATCTTTTGTAGCAATTCCTAAGTTCATGCCTAGAGCGTAAGCTCCCATGCCATAAGGTATACCTAGAGCATACGCCTTTGCTTTGTTTCTTAGCTTAGGCTCCATCTTACGTAAGAAGTTAGGTGCCTTTTTATCTGGTGAATATTGACTAAGACCTTCTGTCTTGATTGCAATTGTAGAATAGAAGTCCCAGTTGTTTCTAAAGATGTCTTTAAGTCCTTCATCACCTGAAACGTGAGCGAATGTATGTGGCTCAAGTGATTCGTAGTCACAGTCAACAAATATGTTATGTTCGTCTGGAATAAAGAATGCACGAATCAAGTTGTTATACTCGATAACTATCGGCTCATCGTCACCTTCTTCTTTAGGTCTAGGTAATTGTTGAGCATCTGAACCATAACGACCAGACACCGTACCATGTTGTTTATAATAGAAGTAGTACCTGCCATCTTCTTGGTTGTCAAGAAAACGATCCATGTAAGTTGATTTGATCTTAAGTAGACGATTGTAGATACGTAGGTTCTTTGCCCACTCATACTTGCCAGCAATAGATTGAACAGTATCGTCATCAAATTGAGGTTTACCTGTCTTAGTAGTAGACAAAGGTTTGATGCCTAAAACACCGAAAGCAATCTCACCTAACTGATCTTTTGATTGAATGTTAAAGAACTGCCCATCATTGTCTTGTTTCCATAGTCTAAGACTAATCTTAGTCACCATCTCTTTATCAAGTACAGATTCATCACCGTGTAGTAAGAAGTGTTTCACTGGTGATTCAGGAAGCCTGATCAGTGCTGATTGAGTTAGACTATACTTGCCAGTCTTAGCAGACCTTTCCATATCTACATCAGCTTCTTTACAAAGCTCTTGAGCAAATGTACCTTTATTATTAGGAGGGTAAGCGTCTAGAGCCTTCATAATAACCCAAGAACGAACAGCTTGATTTTGCAACAACTCTTTTGATACAAGAGTAGAATACTTTTCAAGCTCTTGCACAATCTTTTCACGGCTTGACTTAACAAGATCTAGGTCTAACTTAATACCAACCATCTCCATAGGGATCGTCACCTCTTTATACACAGGCATTACCTCGTCTTCAAAGAAGAACTGTTCTAGACCTTCTTCTTTTAGTATCTTCATGAAGTGGTGATATATTCTAAGAGTCAAGTCAGTATCTGCTGATGCGTATTCTGATAGTAGTTCAAGGTCTGCTTTCCAGATCTCATAGTTCTCACGTGTGATTGATCCACCGTTGTTCTTGATAGACTCTTTCATCTTCAACTGCTCTTCATTCGCAGCTTGTTCAACGTCTAGACCAATTTCTTTTTGTATAGTCTTAGCAATGTCTTTTAGACCAAACGAAGATCCTGCCATAAAGCCTGCACCTTCTTCTCTTACAGTATGTACTAATAAGAGTGTATCGACATGTAAGCTAGATAGTAAGTCTACATCATAGAAGCACTTAACGAATCTACAGTCGAATGATGCGTTGTGCATCACTAGTTTCTTGCCAATAAGTAGTTGGATTGTTTTCTTTGCAAGGTCGTGAGCTAACTTGTCATCAATATAGTTGTCTTGTAGCTCGCCATCTTTGAATATCATCGTAGGCATGTAGAAGCCTTTGCCAGCTTCTGCTGATACTGAGAAGCCAATGATCTTACCTTTACGAGGATTTAAGCTATTTGTTTCAGTATCGAATGCAATGAGATCATGTTGTTTAATGTGTTCAACCATTTCTTTGAGAGTAGTGATTGAGTCCACAGTTACATAACTTTTATTCATATACCTTTATTCGTCTTTTTTCTCTTTAGTCTTATAAGGAAACAGTTTGTTTAGTTTTTCTTGTCTACGCTTACACCCGCAGTCTTCTTGGCCTAATGCATGAGCAACTTTCTCTGCAACAATATCTAGGCCAGTTGCATGAGTTATCTTAGCGATAGTATCACCAAGCCCTTTTGACTGATCATGATTTGTCTTGCTTTTCATCTATCTTCTTTTCTAGTTTCTGAAGGGTGTTACCAGCTGATATTGCAATAATACTAATTTGATTCCAAAGATCTTGTATCTCTTTTTTAAGTGTGTCTACTTTTTTCATTTGCCACACTTGGATTAAAAGTAGTAGTATAGTCACTCCTAAATAAAGATACTCTCTAGTAATAGTAAATGTCATAAGTGGAATTTAGATAAATATAAGAAACTATTTTGTCTTTTTGTCTTTTAAGTTTATAGTGCCTTTCTTATATTTAGGATCGTACGGACAATGCCTACAACCACTACCACAACACTGTCCTCTTTCAATATGAAATTTTTCTGTAAAGACTACTCTTTCGCCTTCTAAATAATAGTGTTGGTTCTGTATGAACTCTTTTTTCTTTTTCAAAACAGTGTAGTTTTTATTATGGTTGAACACTACCTGTAGTAACACTACCAGACACACTCATTATAAAAGTACCTGTGTTATTAGTATTAGCTAAAGTAAAACCTCCTAGCCCTGTTGTATTTGATAACGTTATCGGCATATAAAATAAATATGCTTACTTAACTGGGCAGGCACCTCCTTCACATTCAGCTAGCTCCATCTCAGATTCTTTCACTTCAACAGATGTGATTGGTTTGATATTCTTAACCATCTCATTATATTGATCTTCTGTGATGGTCTCATAAGGAGCTTGATCAAATCCGTGGCCGTGGTATAACAAGAATGATACCGTTTTCATTTCGTGGCGGAAATGTTCTTTCAAGTACTTCTTGATGTCTTCGATATCTTCTTTCTTGTAATACACAGTACAGCTTACAGAATTGTCAGACCATTCAGCTTGCATACGACGAACCATATCCATTTGTGTTTTCCAATCGTAGTCTGCTGCAACAGGTGTAGTTGCTGGTAGTTTACATGGGAATGATATTACCATCGTTGATTTGTCTTCTGAACCATCAAACTTTCTTTGGTACTCGATGTGGTAGCCATGTTGACGACATACCTCAACCAAAGGTGATTGTGAAGAGATGCGAATACGACGAATATAGAATGGTCCTGCTGGGTTTGGATGCACACCTGGTGTTACACCTGCTAACAGACTAAGTGTACCAGAAGGTTTAACTGTAGTTAGCTTAATACTAGTTGGGAAGTTGTGTTTAGCCGAATAGTCTTTGTCATACTGACGAAGCCAAACATATGCGTCTTTTAACCAGCTTCTCTGTTCTTCAGTTGCTTGTAGAATACCTGTCATACCAATACCCATTCTCATGTGCTTGTGCACAATGTTCTCTGTTTCTTTTAATGAACAGTGTAGTGCTAGAGAATGTTTGTTCATACGATAGGCATATGTAATAACTTCTAACAACTCCTCATATGAATCAACGTTAGGTAGATAAACCTCTGCTAAGCAACATGTTTCAAAGTTAGCAAGTGATTGTTCTGCACAAGGATTGAACCCTTCTACATCTGGATCAGGATATTGTGTTTCACCAGTACGACCAACTGCTTTAGATAGTTCAATGTTAATGAGACCATAAGGCTCACCTTGATTATATGTTTCCCAGAACTCTGAAAGTAGATCGTCTGTGTTTTCAGGAGCTACAATAGAGTTATTACTCATCGCTCTCCAGTTAGGAATAGAACCTAGGTCCCAACGCTTAGCTTTCAAATACTCAATGTCATCATAATCACCGATAGATATTTGTGCAGATCTACGAACGTTTCCTGCAACAACTACCATACCGATAATGTTCATAATGTCTAGACAATCGATCGGTCTAAGTTTCTTATGAGCGCGGCTATTCAAGATCTTGTTGATCTCAGCAATACCCCAACAAAGATCTTCAGGGCCAGATGCTGTACCACCAAATCCTTTGATAGGAGCTCCCTTAGATCTGATCATCATTGTAGAATAAGTAAAGCCTTCACCAGAATAAAAGTGAGCTTTCAATACCTTACCTAACAACTTAACCCAACCTTCGCGTGTATCTGGAACAATAAAGTCTGCATCTTTCACGTCTTTACGTTCAATCTTAACTTTCCCTTTTACCTTAGGTAGTTGATAAACGTTGTGACGTTGAATGTTATAACCAACACCTGAACCAAGCATCAACATTTCAAATGCCCATGTAAAAGGCCTAATAGGATTGTTAACTGTTACGAATGCACAGTTTTGTAGTGATGGTAGACCTAAACGATCTACAGTTTTACTACCTAGCTGCCACATAAAACGGCCAGCCGTAGAAAACTTCAACTTCATACGAAGTTCAGCGTATCTTTTTTTCTCTTCTTCAGTAAAGCCCACTTTAAGTTGCTTTTCAGAAGCTTCAATCTCACGCTGAATAACTTGCCAAAACTCTTCTGTCTTGGAATTAGGATCGTCTTCTTTTAATCTTCTTGAATAAGTTCTCTTAAATGTAATGTAGCCAATTTCACCCCAAGGGATTTGTACGTCCTTTAATTCCATTTTTTTAGTTTTATAAAATAGTTTATATAATAAAGTGGCCTCTAAGAAGCCGGATAGCCTTTTAGTCTACAACACAACCTTTTTTTTCAATCTAAGGTGGTAATTGGTTCTTACTTAGAACCAGGAAGGATAGTTCCTTTATTATCTGTCTGAGTCAAAACTGAATTTCCAGTCTTCTGAAGTTGATTGATACGGTTAGTAGTCAGCCTGTCAAACTGGTTGTTTGAAGTAGTATTTAATTGGGCGATCTTGTCATTATACTTTACAGGACTTGCTTTGATCCTGAAGTTATCACCCATTGTGGCTTTCTTAAGTAAGTCAATCAAAAATTTCATAAGAGTCTGTTTTTCAGTAATAAATATCCAACTTTGGAATAAGTTAAATATTCAGCTCAAAGAATTTCGATGCCAAATACGCCTTCTCATCACGGTCTAGACTGGAGCTATAACCCTTGTTTGATCCAGATATCGGAGCTGACGTTTCTATATTCAGCTCATCGTCATCTAGGCTGTCTGGGTTGATCTCTATTGAACCGTTGTTTGTGCTGATCTTGGCAGCATAGGTCATACCGTCCATACCATACCTGTTTTTCATAATGTGAACACGGCCTGTACCATTTACCTTGTCTTGACGTTTTCTAGACAGCGACATAGCAAAGTCAGCAATCATCATCTTATTGTAAGATCCTGCAGCCTTGTCACCTTCAATTACATCATCTTTTGCACCAGCACGATTAACTTGTGATACTGTCCAGATTGGCACCTTCAACTCTCTTGCCATACCTTTTGTAGCAGTATATACATCATCAATCGCATCTTTAGGGTCAATTGACTTGGTCTTGCTCTTCAACAGGTCAACGTAGTCAATGATAACCAGATCTGGAGGATAACCAAGATCACGGCACTTCTGAATGTGTGATTCAATGGTATGGGTTGTAGCCTTTCCCATCGGAAACTCTTTAATGATCAGCTTACCTTTTACTTTAGATACAGCTTCTTCAATAGCCGCTCTGTGCTTATGCACATTTTGTACATCAATTCCTGTGAACAGAGAATCATACCTTTTACCAACGTAGTACTCAGACAGCTCTAATGTGTAATGGCACACTGTGTAACCACGTTGTACTGCCATGGCTCCCATATTAACTAGCATCCATGATTTACCACCGCCAGGATTTCCAAAGATAATACCAAGGTCACCTGAACCAAGGCCTCCCATTAGTAGTTCATTTACGTGAGGCCATGCTGTAGGAACTGCGGCTCTTTCTTCTTCACGATACCTGGTCTCGATATCTTTCTCATATTCGTGGCCTATTGATTTATCTTGACCTGCTTTCAATGCGGAGTCCATCATATATTTGATATCGTCGTATTGACCTTTCTCTAATAGGCCAACTGAATTTAGGATAGCTTTCTTGATCTGTTGATTCTTACAGAAGCTACTAAACTCTTGCTCTACATATTCACGATCTTCGTTAGATGCTTTCAATGCTTCTTTCAACTGCTCTACTACTGATACTTTCAACACTTCATTCTCAATCTTTCTTACTTCAACTTGTAGTGCGTCAATAGATTGTGTGGTATGATACTTGTAATAGTAGCGTAAGATCTCACCTACAATCCATTTGTGAGCAGGATTGTCGAACATCTCGGTGTCGAGAATGTCGTTAATGTTTTGTAGAAACTCTTTGTGCTTTAATAAGCTTGATAAAACCTTGATTTGAAAACCGATTCCGTACTGCTGTAACTGATTTAAATTCGACATAACTATTTATACTTTTGTAAATTGTGAAAGTGATTGAATAACCATGATTGTACATTCTGAATTGAGTTACCTAACTCATCTTCATGATACAATGTAAGAAATTTCTGTGAATCATATACCTTAAAAGGATTTAGTAACACACTATTTATTTCTTCTATGGCTTCTTCTGGTATATTAGGATTCTTCAAGTCCATCAACTTTTGATTAATGCGTAATTGAAACTCAAAGTTCTTGATAGATTCAAGTATCTTCTGTTTACCTTCACATTTTTCTAGAATGTCATCGAGTGTTATAAGATCATCCTTTGCTAACTCTGGAAAATGCTTTAGCATTGTTTTAGATCCTAGGCCTTTTACTCCAGGTACATTATCACCAGAATCACCTAGTAGTATCTTCTGTGTTAAGAAGTTATTTGGTGA